ATTCCGTCACGGGACACCAGCCGCACAGCGGTGTCGGGTTCGGTTGCCATGAGTCATTCTCAAATGAAATCTTTAGTCGTTCCAAGTCTGGCGTAAAGTTATTCCACAACGTGTCGATCTGGTTACGGTCGTACTCTTCTGGTATGAAGTTGTTGTGCATTACGAACAACAGGCCAGCTTTAATCTTCTGCACCTCAGGGAAGTGCGCAAACGTCATCAGTGCCATCAACCGCAACTGTTTTAAATCAGGATACTTGTCGCTGCCTGTCTTGTAGTCAACGATAAACGCTGTGTCATCTGACACAATCATCAAGTCAACGATGCCTCTTACCCAGTAACCTTTGCCATACGAACACGGTTGTCTGTCTATATCTAGCGCCATTCTATATTCAGGATAGCGCGTCCCGTCGATCTCAAGCAGCGGGTCAACCAAGGGAGCAAACCTCTTGTAATTGTTGGGTAGCTCTGTACCTTCCTTGGTGTAGTTCTCCAACGCTGTATGAACGTCTGTGCCATAGAGCATCTGCTGTGTCGGCTTGGTCTCATATCTCTTTAGAACTTTTACTTGTTGGTATTGCTTTGGGCAGTTGATGTACTGTTTCAGACTGGAAAACGACCACGTAATCGAACTCATGAGGCACCTTTATTTGTTAACACTCTCCATAACTATGCCCCCATTTGGCCTCACACGCAACAGGTAAACCCGCTGCCCAGTCTGGTGCTATGGACATCTTCTCAGTGATGAACGTCATAGCCTCTTCGCGCTCTGCCTCTGGTACAACTACCACCGCCGCATCATGCACGGTCAGGGCAACGCGATACCTTTCATTAATAGCAATCATCTGTTCGCCTACAACAATCCTAGCCAACGCTTGCACCACGTTCTCGACGACTGCCCCGCCCCAGATACCGATCTCGCCCTTACGTGACTTGTACTTGTACTGAGACTTCTCGCCTTCGGTATCAAACCGCAGCTTCGGGTAACGAATCATCAGCCCATTCGGTAGGGATATGCCGCCTTCGATTACCTGCAATACCTCATGCCGTCCCAGATAAAACGGATCAGACTTCACATCCCAGTTGGCAATCTCGCCCAACGCTTCGTCACATTCCTTCCATAGCGAAATGATATTGTCGTTCACCTCACGATAAAGGTTAACTATGGCCTGACATTCGTCATCCGGCAGCGATACGCTAATCGGCTTCGATGTAGCCAACGTGTGCTGTAACTTCTTCCAGCCAGTGCCATAGCCCAGACCGAGAACGCAAGTCTTGCCAACGAATCGCTCGGACTCATCCTTCTTAGTTATGGTTCGGTTGTAGACTTTGGAAGCAAAGATCGAGTAGACGTCGTCACCGCTGGCGAATTGCTCCACCACATCGTCTTGTCCGGCCAACCAAGCCAGCACTCGTGCTTCAATCTGGGAGGAATCACAGTTAATGACCACGAAACCGTCTGGTGGGAGGACTGCGTTCTTGAGGGTTTTCTTCTTTTTATCTCGGCTTGGTAAGTTCTGGAAGTTAACCTTGTCTGAACCACTCCATCGCCCAGTGTGTGCGCCGTAATACTTAAGGGGGATGGGCAGTAGTCCTCGATTTCGCTTACCGGTATCGATGAATCGTGTGATCCGAGACTCTTCCAGAGTTGACTTAGTTCCAAGTCTGACAGCGCATAGCTGCTGGACAAGTGGGTTTTCATGTTCCGATAGTGCGATAAAACCCTCGTCGTTCTTTGCCAAAGCAAATGTCTCTTTTCCTGTAACTGGGCTGATCTTGAGTGGGGGGTCGATTGGGGGCTTAAGTGACTGGAGGATGGCAGCAAACTGCTTATTGCTTGCCAGCTTCTTGCGAACAGCTTCTTCATCCTCGCACTCCAAGTCTTTTTTAAGTGTGGCTAGTAAGTCGTTCTTCTCTTTCTTCAGGTCTTCTAGCCGTTGTACCAGCAACGCATCATCTACCTGAAACACCGGGTTGATGAACATGCGCAGCGTCATGTCAATAAGTTTTACCTCATCGCCGGGGAACTGTGCCGCCATCAGATGAAACAACTTGTAGGTCAGCTCACAGTCGTTCTTGCAGTAGTCACCGTACGCTGAGAGTTGTGCAGGGGTGAAGTCCGCTCTGCGCTTGCCCAACGCTTTAATTACCTCATCGCCCTTCGCACCGATCTCATAGCGTTCAGCCAACGCGCCGAGACTACCGCCAGCATCCACACCATGCAGCGCCCGAGCCATGCACAGTGTGTCGAGATAAAAAGCGGGGTAGATACCAAATCGCCAACCAAGTATCGCCCCGTCGAAAAGGGTGTTGTGGCATAGAAGAGCGGCGTCTGACCAGTCAGTTAGTTCCTCTAAGTGCTTCTTTAGTTCGTCATGTGACCCAGAAATCCAATACGCGGGCGAGTCATCGACTTTGATGCCGACGCCTATCTCCTCGAACTGCTTGTCGCGTATGTATTCCTCCGTAGTCAGGTTCTTGAAACCGAACCCGTCTGCGTAGTAGGTTTCCCAATCAAGTGTTATTAGACTCATTTTTAATTAGTTTCCGCATCTCGTCGTAGGCCACTCTGCTCTGCTCGTGGGTTTTCGCGGTCATCATGTCGTACGCCGCTTCGTACACACGCGCGAGTTCAGTCAATACAGTTGCGGCTTCTAAGTCGTCCTCGCTGCGGGGCATCTCTCTAAAGTTGTTTGCCAGACGTGTGGCTTGTCTGGTTAGTTTCATTTATATATTCTGCTTTGCCAAAGAGTTACACTAGGCATGTGGTTGTGCGATGTTTCCGGCACGACTTTCTTTACGGGGTTTATCCACCCTATTATGCTCAACGCCCGTACGCCTGATACCCATACGTTCGGGTGAATATGCTTTGGACGAGCTAAACCGTTTTGGTGGCAGAACGCTCTGAACTCTTCGCCCCGCACGTATGGTTTCGATAGCAATAGTTTTTCAGCATGTTCGAGATAGGCTTCTACGAACTCAGGTGCTTCGCTGCTGGCTTTATTCCAGCACTTGTCTGCTAGATCAAGCGCGTTTTTCATACGATCACTTACCATCTTGCCTCCCCATAGGTTTCAATAGTCGGTTTTGGTTCTGTACGTTTGGGCTGCGCTACAAGTTTCCAGCCCTCCTGCATAAATTTTTCGGCGGTGTGCTTGTCCCAGAACTTGCGGAATAGTTTGCCGTCCTCGTCGTAGACTTCGTACCTCATTCCCATCTTTTCTGTCTTTCTTTTTTGCGTTCAGCATGACGCACAATTTGTTGAGCCCGTGTAGAGGACACACCTAACTCTTCGCCTATTTTCTTATAAGTCATTTTTTTATTATGTCGTAGTTCATAAGCCAACATAATTCGATCATGTGTTTTCTTTTTTCGCTCGTTAGCTTTTTGTTTAGTCCTGTCGCGCCATATTTTAAGTTGGTCGGAGTAATGACTATCTACCCAGTATTTCATGTCTCTTAAAATATCTAGCTTTGACAGATTGTCTAGCGAATTAAAATCTTCTGAAAAAAAGATTGTTGTCTCATCGGCATAAAAGCTAACGTAAGCAACTCTCATAGTCTCCTCTGGCAAGCGAACGCCTGAATGTCCACACGGAACGCGCCAGCGAATTTGCAGTCACCGGCTATACGCCCTTCGGTCTGAACAGTTCCTATCCATAGGCCAAGTAAGAACAACACGATTGCAACGAACGACTTAGCCCAGACTGCGTTAAGCCATGCCCAAACAGCCTTGTAATTGATAGTGTCAATAATCATTTCTGCCCAATCTTTTTAATAGCCCTGCCTGACCAATAAACGCCGAACGGCTCATTGTAAAACACGCGCTTCTCTAAGTTCAGGTCTTTGTCACCTTGAAAGAAATCACTTGGCGACATGGTTTTGACTAGCCGGATAGCGTCGTCAATGTGTGTTCTATCCTTTGTAGCTACAAACCGCTCGTAGCCACGAATTAAAACGTCTTGGTATTTTTGTTCTAGCATTTCAATCCCCCAATCTTAGTCTCGTTGAACTTAAGCACCGCCCTGTCATCTTGTCATACATACTGCCTGTAATCACATCAACCAATATGTGCTTGATAAAAGTAACGTCTTCCTCTTTGTCGTAGCACTCAATCTCAAATGGTACGAACACGCGCGGCATGTCTCCAAGGATATCACTATGTACCACTCGTTCGATACCAATTAGTTTCTTTTTCACCGTGTGCTTTTTTAACAAGAACGTCAGGTCAACCTCCTTGATGCAGCCGTTGCTGTATCGGATTTTTCTTTCTTCAGTCACGCTGTTCTCTCGCTTTCATCATTGCGTCTGCTGTTTTGTACGCGCGTTTTGCTCCGTTAGAATCATCCTCATCTGCGGTTTTTCCGTAAATAAATCCTTTATTTGCCAACATACCTTGCATCGCTTTCGCCGCAAAATAATCACGCAAGTCCATGCCCTTCTCGCCGGTCACATTTGGAAATGCCTTCATGTGTTCTTCTCCTTTAGCTTGGCTTCAACAGTTCGCATAAGTTCATGCGCTTCGTGGTCTAACAACGCTTCGCATGGGTCTGCCTCAACTAGACAATCATTACGCTCCTTATCTGTCAGCCCTTGCCATTCGCGCTGTGCATTGCGATAGGCTTGAGAATATTTGCCTTCATTTCTTGTGATAAAAGCGTGGCATGGGCTGCAAAGATCACCGACAAAACGACCTTGGTGTTTATGGTTTTCGCAGTCTTTTACAATACACGCCACCGGCTCCACGCTTGGCTCAAGCTGTGGTGGTGCTGGGTAACAGCATGGGTTTTGTGTGCAATTGCCAGTTGTTTCGTCGTATCCACACGTTTCCGGTTCAGGCTGCGCTAGTCGGGTGCGGAGGGTTTCTTTTGCCTCTCTGATCGGTGTCTTCCAGATCGGCTCTGTTGCTTGAGCGTGTTCCAGCGCATTCAGCACCTGCTGCGCTTCCTCTCTAGTAAAAGTAATCACAACTCCTCCCCATTCTGTTCTGCTGCTTTGTTCATGTCGTGTAGTGCGAGTCGGGTGCGGAGGGTTTCGAGTGCTTTAGCCACAAGTTCATGATCGTATTGATCCACAATTTGCTCGAACTCGCCGTCGTAGACCCAAGTTTCATCGCAGCTATTCAACGCATCCAGCACCTGCTGCGCTTCCTCGCGGGTTAGTGTGATTGTCATGGCATTACCTCCCACAGTTTTATAAACACGCCGACATTCAACAGCGCAAAACCTATGAACATCATGGACAAGCCAACCTTATCGTATTGGTTCCACATACTTGATGATTCATACGGCGCACCAAATTCACGAACTAATAGCCACCCCACCACGCACATTAAAAGACCGATAGCAGTCATGGCGCACCCCTTTCTCTAACCAACAACGCTGCGGCTAACGTGCCGTAGCCATCGATACCTGCTTGCTCAACAACCTTGGCACATTGCTCTCGCTCAGTCTCAGCCCCGTTAATCAGCGCACGGTTCCAGCCATCTGCAACCTGCCAGTCAAGTTCTTGCAGCAAGTCTTCAAGCGTATCCCCGTGACCTGTGGCATAGCTGCGCTGAATCATCCATTTGGCTACCTTCTCACGCTCTGCTTCTCTGGCTTCGCGCTCGATCTCTTGCACCGTCCTGCCATCACCGTCTTTGGCTAGTGCCATACCTTTCCACTTCTCAAGCGTCAGGAGTTCGTGCTTTACCTTCTCACGCTCTGCTGCGGCCCCAAGTTCTACAAGTCGATCACACAAAGCGTAGAAACCAAGAACATTAAAATCACTGTCGTTTCCTGATACCTTGCAGACTTGCAGTATGGCTGTTTGGATTTCGTCTTGAGTCATGGCAATGCCTTCCAAATAATGAAGATCACCCAACCAACGGCGTTGATGCCATAAAGAGACGCCGCAAAAAGAAGCCATTTATCCATCATGGCGCACCCCTTTCCCTCACCAACAACGCTGCGGCTAACGTGCCGTAGCCATCAATACCTGCTTGCTCGACAACCTTGGCACAAGCTTCGCGCTCCGCTGCTATCGCTGCGTTCACCAGCTTCAGTACCTCTTCATCACAATCTAGTAACCGTTTAAATGCCACGAGGTTTAGCTCAAGTTTGTGAAACAGTCTGACGTATTCATCTCTGTTCATCGCGCACGGCCCTCAATGAATTGCTTCACATGCCCCAGCGCGTAGTCGTAGCCATCAGAAAACATCGCGTTGCGGTATTGTTCAGCACCTGTTAGTTCATCCACTGTTTCAAGTATTGCTTTGTGCTCTGCTGCTACTGCTTCACGAACAGCTACGCAAATCGAACGCTGGCACTCGGAGTGGCAGGTATGTATGTCATCTGTATTCATTGTCTTCCCCTTTCTTTACATATACAAGAAAAAAATTTTAATCGCGTGCTAGTCCTCAGTAGTCATCCTCAATGAAATAACTCGGTACGTATTCTCTGCGTGGTCTATCTTCTAAACGACGGCGTATCTCAACCTTTGACTTGTTGATCTTTACAACGTCATCTTTTTTATAGAGTCCACTTGCGTCAGGCTTAATCTTCTCAGCAACTGGTTTCGTATATAGCGTCTCCATCGTGTAAAAGTTTTCTTTGCAGTCAGTACACCTGCGCTGTCGGCGCACACCCGATTCGATTTTGATTGTATTGATGACTGATGAACGCTTGCTGCCGCAACCACAAAACATGATGCTCCTCGTTTAATTAGTGTCCTAGTCGGGTATAGGACGATAGTTATTAATTCTAATTGGGCAAAAAATAGCGGCTCAGACGAACTGAACCGCTACGTAAAAATTAAATGTGTTGTGCGAGAATTTCTCGCTCGATGTACCACTTGGCTTTCTGCAAGTCCTGTATCCGATTGCCTTTGTGATCGGCTCGTGAAATATACTTCACAGCGTTACCCAAGTTATAGTTGAGCTTCTTGGCTTCAATGAAGTCAATCGTTTCAATACCGCCCGCAGTGTAGTGAGGTGGTGCGTTGACTAAGTCTACGCCAACGGATAGTTCGTTAGCCCTTTCTAGCGCGGCTAGTTCCTCGTTAACCCTCTCTAGCATTTCTCTTGTTACCGCCCCTTGCATCCGTGTTTTCGGACGCGCAGGGGCAGGGGGAACCAGCCTTTCATTGACCGGAATAATCCATTCACCTAAGGGTGAACCCGCTGCGCTCAGATCAACAACCTTACTAGACTTGCGCCCACGCTTGGCTGGTGTGCAGTCGATGCCCTCTTTACGCAACGCCCAACGCATAGTGCCTACACTCTTAGCCGACGCGCCGGTTGCTTTGACTACTGCTCTGGTTGACGCATTAGGATTCTGTGTTAAGTATTTTCTTACGCTCATTCCGTTTTTCATGGTTAGTTACCCTCTCTGTTGTGTTTAAAAAGATAGTCATCACGGTACTCAGACGGTGGAGTCCATCCGTGCTTACGCCATATTGCTTGTACGTTCGCGCCCGGCTTCCACTTAAAGTCATCTATCAGACGACTATGTTTTGGCTGAGCGCGAAACATTCCTGCTTCGGGCATGACCATGTAGTCATCCCCCACGACTGTGAATTTCATGGTTTATTAACTCCTCTAGTTGTGAGACGTTAGTCTCGTCAATCAAAAGAGCGATACCGCCACTCTTACGAATATCATCCATGTTCTTTAGTTGCAACGCAGTCGGCTTGCCGCCATTGGCTTTGTACTCCACAGCGACAAACCAACCACGATAGCAACCAATATCATCAGGGACGCCCGACCTACCATAACCACCAGAGAACGCAGGAAAGTGATACATCCCCATCTTGGTCATTATGGCTCGGCCTACCTTCTTTACTTTAGCTTCCGGTGTCACCTCTTAGCCCATCCAATTCCTCATCCGTTAGAATGACAATGAAGTATCGCTTGGTTAACTGCCAACCGATAGTCTCAAACCCTTCCTTCGGAACTACAAGATACAACGTCATCGCAAGTGAATCTATCTCCTCAGTGTCCTCATCAATCAATAGATCAGGATTAGCCGAACTACAGATCATAGACATCTTCAGCTTGATAAAGTCGGGCAGCGTGTCCGTCGTAAACATTCGCTTATGATTGTCAGCAACGAACACGACATG